GATTGTTGTAAGTATTCAGTCATTTTTTCATTTTCTTGTTCAACAATATCATTAAGTTCCAAAATCATATCTTCAACACTTTCACCTGCCATTTGTTTATTAAGAATAAGACGACGTGTTTCTGGTTTAAGTCGTAGTGTCATACCACAACCATGAATATCGTGTAATAATAATTTCATAGCATATGGTATTTGTATTTTAACGAATTTACTTTGTTTTTTATGGAATGTATTTGGACCTATAAAATGTTTACGACCCTGACCTGTTCCTTCTTTCATATGGAATGATATTGGACCATCTACACTATTATCAAAGAAAATCTTATCTTCTGGATTACCTATCATCATTTCCCCAGTTACAGGAGATACATATACATAAAATTTATCACCACGACCCATCGTATTTTCATTAATAATACCCATAAGACCGTGTGCTAATAGAGAATCACGTTCCATCTCACCACATTTAATACCACCGCCATTAGCACGACCTTGTACTACTTGGCGTTCTTTAGCAGTATAAGCACCACCAGGTACTGGAATACCATTATGTCTTTGACCACCAGCACGTGCGTTAATTTTATCACGTGTTTGTAAATAAGTACGTTGATAATAAACAGGGGTCATAAAGATGAGTGATTTCATTTGGTCACCATTAAATCCATTATAGAGTACTTTATCACCGTAGTAATCAAATCCACGTTCTTCCATCTGTTTAATTATACTTTGTATGTCTATTTTTTCCATAATATTAGCTTGGGGTAAGAAACCTAGGTCAATTCCTATTTCAGTCATTGCGTGTTCTATCATTTGACTGAGTGTCATACGAGTAGGTACACCAAATGGGTTGAAAATAATGTCGGGTACAATTCCGTCTTTTGTGAAAGGCATATCTTCACGAGGAAGCATAATACCAATAGTACCTTTTTGACCATTTCTTGAATTACCACACCATACAGGTTTACCATTTTGTCTAACATAAAATACACCTGTACTAACTGTTAAACAATAAACTTTACCTTTATAATCTACCCATTGTTCATTTTTATCATCAATATTAACATCAAATAAACCATTTGTTAATCCAGATTTATATACTAAATCCATACCAAAACATTCTTCAGCTGTTTTAATTTCAAATTCTTTTTTATTTCTTCTTTTTATATACATTCTATGATTTGGTGTTACTGTTAATTCAACTTGTTGCGATTTCAAATCATATAATTTACCATCAAAATCATAATTATGTAATTCAGTTGGATTTTCAAATTTAAAGTTATCATTATGTAAAACAGCAACTTTATCTTTTAATGTAACTTTATCAATACTTATCCATCCCTTTTCTGTTAATACTTCTGTTTTATCAGTATAACAAGCAAATTTGTCACCATTCTCCGGTTTTCTAAATTGGCAAGTACGTATTTTACACATTCTAAGACCTTTAGCATTAGTAGTAGAAGTATAAACACGGTCAACGTAGGATTCCACATTATCGGGTTTGGTGTGACTACTCATATCATTAAAACTTTCTTCACCAAATGAATTTGTGGTTTTAAGATATTTACCAATTAATACTTCATGTCCTTTGAGATATGTTCCAGGTTTAACAAAACCGTATTTATCTAAATGTTCAAAAGTATAAGAACCGTGGTGTTCATCGAGTTCTTCAGGATATTCTTCTACTTCATTACGATAATATGGATTATAGAAACGTTCTGCCATACCGGTCTTTTCATCCATAGTTTCGTGTGCTTCATATGTTTTATAATAACTAGTATGGAAAAGACCCATATCAATACTAGATTTATTAAATGTAAGACCATCTTCTTGGTTATGTTTATCATATACACTAATAGCAACAATAACATTATTACCAGTACCATATTTATCGTGATGTGTATGAGTAGTCATACGATTTTGAACAATAGGTCTTTCTGGATTATGTGCGACCATAATTTTACCGGTATCAAATCTAGTATCAAAACAAGGGTGGTATACTCCTAAAGATTGACGTGGATGTTTAGTACCACCACAAGCAACATATTTTGTACCTTGACTATGGTGACTTGCTGGGTTAAGTTGAGCCATAAATCCAAGCATACAAACTGGATGAATTTCACTATGGGTAAATGATAAATGTTTACGTTGTAATTCTGTGAAATCAGGGATGGGTAGTTTAAGATTGATTAAAGAACAATCACTTTCACTGGGGTCAATATATTCTATAAGACATTGATTATCAATTAACTTTTGCTTTAATTCACTATCTTTAGATGTTAAACTTAATCTAGATGGATTATAAACATTTGTATCCATAAGATTCCAAGTAGCGGTATCACCACTTGCACTTCCCCGACCTAATAATCTAGAACTACATAATGAATTGAAATCCATTTTTTCACTATCAACAGCACGAAATTCGTTATCTGTAATTAATAACTCATTGTTTTCAACAACATATACAGGTCTAATAACACGACCATCATCACAACATATTTTAATTTCATTATCTAGAGTATAGAAAGCGATACTAGTAGCACCATTAATTAAAGAGTTACGGCGATGTAATTTAAATGTACGTACAAACGCAAGTGGATCATTATGACAACCAATCCAAGTACCATTAATAAATACTTTAGTCATTTCATGAACATTCATAACACCTAATGATGTTAATGTTTCTACACCGTGAGCAAAACACCATTGCTTTAATTGTTTCATAGGATACCCTACTGAAATATTGGCAAGTAAAGCCAAAGCAACACGAAGACCAATATTACCACCATCATTACTTTCATTAGGACAAATAAAACCAAAATGTGTGCTGTGTACTTTACGTTTATCTTCAGCAACCATAGATTTATCAGCACCAAATGTTGGGTCATTCATTCTACGAATATGACTAATAGTACCTAGATAATTGGTACGGTCTAATTGTTGAAGAACACCTGCTTTATTACCGAATAATCCGATTTTGAGTTTACTGGTAAAGTATTTGTTGAAAGAATCAACAGAGAAAATAGTGCGATATGTATTTTCATTAATAACATTAATAGCATCTGGACCACGCATATCAGGATTTAATTCAAGAATAGTGTCAAGTTGTCTACGAATATTATAAAGAATACCTTCAATAAATGCAGTTCTAAAGAGACCACTGAGTAATACACCACCAGTATCAATTCTCTTATTAATATATGAATCTAATGAAGTATCTCCATCTTGATCTATACCTAAATAATTAAGAAGTAGGCGTCGTACCATATAAGCTAAGTAGAACGCTTTTGCTTTATCATCAGTACCACAATGAGGTAAGAATGTTTGACGCATTGTTTGTTGTAAATATGCTAGACGTTGTACTTTATTTCTGCTAATATCCTTAAGTTCACGACCACCACTAAGTTGAGTACGTGTTCTTTCAAGTGGTGCTAATAGGGCTTCAGCACCTTGTTTGTCATAGATATTATATGTCATAATAACTTTATCTTGAATACTGGGAATGAGTTCTAATGCTAAGCGTTTGCCGACTTGACTTTCAAGGTTGCCACAAATCATTTCCAAAATATCCTTATCACTTTCAACACCTAGGTATCTAAAAAGTGCAAATACAGGAATATATTTATTACGGAAACCTGGGTATTCGGGAGCAGTAATTGGGCGGATAAATTCCTTTCCAATAGGTCCAATACGCATACTTATTTCACCACTATTTTCTAAGTAAAGACAATTATCACGACCTGGTTGGAATGCTTCGTCAAGTTTGGATTTAATAACACAAGAGTGTTTATATCTATCACTATCTATCCCTGTAATTTTTTTAAGGAATAATGTATTTTCAGCTTTACGTTGTTGGCAAAGTAGGACTTTTTCAGAACCATCTAAAATAACATAACCACCCGGTTCTTCAGGATTTTCACCATATAATTCAAGTGATGCTTTAGGTATTTTGTTAAGCACACATACATCACTATGAAGCATAATTGGAATATTACCTAAATATACATCTTTAAGGAATTCAGCATCAGGAAATGTATAGTCTTTAATAATGTGTTTTTCGTTATTTTCACCTTGGAAAACATTAAGAACAACTTCAACATCATAGAATAAATCAAATCCGTATGTAATGTTTTTAAGTCGTGCTTCATTGGGGTATAGTGGTCGTGATTTACCACTTTGATGGTCATATATGGTTGGATGACTAATACGGAACTTATCATGGTTTTTACCTCCAAGGTATACATCGAAAATGTGTGCGTATTCACCACGATAACTAAGAACTCTATAATAACCTTTTTGTTTAAAAATACGTGGTATGTTGTTATGGATGAAGTCATTATAACTATCTAATTGATGTCTAGCCATCCATTTGGGGAATGTTTTAAAATAGGAGTAAATAACATCCCAAGTTTGTTCTTCAATATTTTTAAATTGTTGTGTTTCTTTTTTATTAAGTTTATGGGATTTGGAAATTTTTTCAGTAAGTGACATTGTCTTTTATTTAGTAATGTTTATATTTTCTTTATTATTTATTTCTTTTATTAATTTTCTTTTTATATCTTTACTATTTAACTTGTTTATATTCTAAATTTAAAAATTAAAAATTAAAAAACCATCTAGATAGTTTTAATTAATAAATGTGATATTACGAATAATAATAAATTATTAAAAATATGATAGGGAAGTGGTGGTTGTATCTGTATCTGTATCTATATTTGTATCTATATTTGTATCTATATTTGTATCTATATTTGTATCTGTATCTATATCTATAATATTATGAGGATTTGTAGTATTATATTTTGTTAAGTTATAATTTTCACTATATAAAGTTGTATTATTATATATAGTAGTGTTATTAAGTTTTATTAAAAAAGCATATATATGTTGTATTTTGTTATTAATTATAATTTTAGAAGTATGATATAGTATTGTTGTATGTGTAATATTAGAATAATTTTGTATAACTTTTATTAAGCTAGATATAGTATTATTAGAACAAGTATATGAATTTATATTATTCCAAGATATAGAATTGCTATTTATATATTTATTAAATTGAGTTAAATTAGTAATTATCATATTAATATTATTATTTTCATCATACAGTGTATTATTAATATTAATGTATAAATTAGTATTATTGATATTGTTTAAATCATGATTAGTAATATTGATATCAACATCATTATCATAAATACGTTCTATATTAATAAGTTTTACTATACCCATTATAAATTTATAAAATAAACCATAATTGAGCAATATAGTGTTATTCTTGGAATTGTAATTAATATCAATATTTTCCATAATTATACGTAACCCTTCTTTATTTGATAAAAAATCTGAAAACTTTGCAATGTTATCTATGAATTTATGAATTTTTTCAACTTTATAATTAGATACATTGGTGTTACCATTTTCTGTTATTGGTATTTTTAATTTATTAGGTTTATTAGAATTGATATTCAATATATGGTATTTTTTAATTCTATTTTTACTATCTAGATTATTAGAAATTATATTATTCATAATATTAAAATGTTTTATTATTCTTAATAAAATATTTTTACAGATTTGTTATTATGAATAATAGATAAAATTTTAAAAATATAATTTAGTGTAAAATGATAATATAAACAAACAGTATATAAAATACTAACGACATCTATAAAAACATCTATATATTAACAAAAAATATAACATTTACAAAACTATCTAGATAAATTATAGATATCCTCTAAATAGCTTCTAAATCAGTTTCGTCATTATTAAATGTAATATTATTATCATACTCTTCATAATCAGCAAATTGAATATCTGCATACGAATCATCTTGATTAATAATATCATCTAAATTATCGATTTCACCTGAACGCTTACCAGATGTTTCACTATTAAAGTGTCCGCTTAACTTAATGAATTCATTATCAAATTCATTAGCAGAAGTAAGGTCTTTAATTTCATCAGCACTATATTTATAAATCACATCTACTTTTTTTACATCATAATCACGGATAGAAATTAATAGAATATCACCTGGTTTGAGACGACACTTTTTAGCAATTGTTCCACGAATAATAGCTTTAGAACTAATTAATTCACGTGTCCCTGTAGGCATATTTTCACCCTTTTCATTACGTTCATATTCTTCCTTAATATATTTAACATCAGCATTATGACCATAATATTTTTCTACAATAGCATAAAACTGGTATCCAGAACTATCACGAGTATTTAATTGTTGTGAACGCATATTAGAGTTCTTGAGTTGCTTGTGTTTCTTTCCTCCTTTAGTATTCTTAGGCATGATGACGGTTTAAAACTTACTTACTTTACAAATTACCTTAGAAATCACTTAATTAAGAATATAAATATGTAATTAAAGTTTAATATTAGTTTTAACATAAAATAAAAAAACAATTTTTAAATATATTTTTTATAGTTTCACAATTATACTATAAATGGAAACAATCTATTTTTGTTCATAATACATACTTTTTTTAATGTTAATACACGATATGTATAATAATTTAGTAATAGATATATAAATCCAAAGAAGAATCCGAAAATAGCACTCATAATTTTAACTGATAACTTTGAATTAGCATTACAATTAAGGGCTACACTAAGTCCTAAAAAGTTAATAGTTAAGAATATGAATAAAAATCCAACTTTAAGCGCTACACTTACAAAGTTACCAAATTGTTCTGTTGTAGAATATGATTGACCATATGCTTTATCTGCGTTTTGTCTTAAATCGAAAACTTTACCTATGTCTGACATTTTTCAATATTCTATTATTATTGTTTTTATTACTTTTAATTATACTTGTTTATAATTTTTTATTATTTCTAATTATAAATTATACTTGTTTATTTATTATTTATCTATAATTAGAATATTAAAAACTATCTAGATAGTTTTATAGAATATAAGAATGATTGATAATTTTAAAATAAAAAATAAACATAACTACTCCCAAAACTAATTTGAGTATTGTAAATTTGATAGTCCAGCAATTATTCTAAAGAAATTAATATTTTCTACTATAACTAGCACTCTATAATTACCAATATCTGAACCTGTAGATCCGGAAGTTTTTGTAAGCATTCCTGGATTACGTAATGTAAGACGTAATTCTTTTCTACCTATTCTAGAAAAATTACAACTACCACTTGGTTGATATTCGCCCTTATTTTTAGCATCAAAAGATATACAATAGATACCACGACTTTCGTTTGTAGTAATATCTTTATGTGTAAGAATATCTAGAGATGGTTGGAAATAATTATTCGGCATTACATTAAATCGTGGTTCACCGTTAAATATAAGTTGAGCATGAGATACAATATCACAATCTATACTTTCTGTTAAGAAACCTATACGCGATTGAGTATTAGTAGAATAAGATAATTCATAATTATGATGTGTATCACTAATAGTATTTCTTGAAAGTGGATTAACACCATCCTCATTTAAGAATGTGAAATTACTCCAATCATTCACAGCTTCATTATCAGTACGACGTAAAAGATACCATAAACGTTTAACAGGGTGATTAATATCTCTAATATCTACAGTAATATTACCACCATTAATGCTAGATACACTTCCATTTTCAACATATTGAATTTGATTCATAATATAAGTATGTTCTTGTTGAGCAAAACGTTTACGTTCTTCAGCATCTAAAAAGATATACTCACCACGGGCTCTTACTACAGTAGTACTTAATGAATCGTTATTAGAAACTGTAGTATAATTACCTATATAATCCTCTTGTCTAACAGGTCTAATACGGGTTCTAAAGGTAGATGCAAGTGGGTTAGTATCAATTACAGTGTACCATTGATTAAGAGGTCTTAATGTAACTTCGATTTTTAATTCAACTCTTTGAAGGGCTATTAATGGTAACATATTACCTAAATGTTGACTAAACCAAAATGGTATTGGTATAATAATTTTACGACCTTTAATACTTGGAACATATACTTGTGTATCACTTCCAGATGGTATAATGCTACTAGGATAAATACCACCGGATACAGCAGTAGAAGCGGGTGAATATACATCGGGCGTATTACCAATAAACTTGTCTAATTGTTGTTTTTCCCCTGTACTAAGATTAAAATTATTATATATATGTAAATATTCACCTGTAATTCTAGAATATTCTTGACTATTATCACCAGTTAAACGTATATCTTTAATTATAAATTCACCTAGATTTTTAATCCATTGAAATCTTTTAGAATCACTGGAATAAATATTTGGTAGGTCAAATTCTAAATATATTGCTTTAATACCATCACCATTGCGTGGTATTTTATAATTTAATTTAATATCTTCTGTAAAACTAGATAATGTATTATCGGCTGAATCTGGGTCAATGTCTTTAATTTCTTTTGAAAAATTAGTATAACGTTTGTATACACTTTTAAAAAATGATATTTGTGGGTTAGATACAAGGTATAAATCTTGATCTCCAACAAATGATAATTCTATTTCACCTCCTGGCATTTTCTATTTATTTTTATTTATATTTAGTTGTATTATTATCTAATGTTATTATATAATGTTATTATGTAATTATGTGATTTATTATCTAGTTATCTAATATAATTATCTAAATATTATCTAGATAGTTTTTTATATTTCTTCCTTTTATATTAAAAAATTATTTCTTATACATAATCTAGATTTAATTAATTAAATATTAAAAATTTACTAAAAATAGAAAACAAAAACACATCACATCAATTCATCTATACATTAGCTTATAACTTATAAATATGAGTAGCGTCTGGGATTTCATCTTTACGACATTTAAATTGTGCGAATACATCATCTTTTAATACTTCCCGTGGAACAGCGTTATGACAATTCTGAGCAATATCAATATATAAATCAAAATCATCATCTTTATATAAAACATTAGTACCATCATCACATTCACACCATTTCTTAATTAATTCATAAATAGGACTACCATAATCTAAGCGTTCAGCAATTGTTGTTGCTAATCTAATAAGATCAAAACTAGGATTTGGTTTATGTTTACAACCTTTAAGTGATTTCGCATTTTTAGGGTAATCATATTGTCCAGCAGCTTCACCTTCTGGGTGGAATACATCGCTAAAAATCCATTTACTGTTGTATTTACAAATACCACGTGCAAAGTCTATAATTTTGGTAATTTTACCGAATGTTGGTATTTTATAATATGTTTTGTTTATTTGATAATATAAATGTGTTTTGTTGGTATCTTGGAACATGATATTATCACTGTGTAAGTCATTGTGTACAAAATTGTAATGTTTATTGGCGACTGCTAATCCAAAAGTAGTTTGAAATAATACAGAAATCCATTCTTCTTCTGACATATAATATCCTTCGTCTAACATATCATCTAGAGTAAATTTCATTTTTTCCATAAAGCATACGTTTACTGGATAGTTTTGTAATTTTAAGAAATATGTTTTATTATTGTTATTCTTTTGATG